TTCCGATTCCACAGTGGAAGAGGAAGTAACACCAACAACAGAAGGAGACGAAGTGGACAACACCGTCACAAACGCGGAAACCGTCGAGACGGTCGAAGCTGCTCAGTCAATCACAGCCGCAGCGAAGCCAATCGTAGGCGGATCATTCACCAAGCCACGCTTAGAGTTCACAGCTGCTAAGTACGTGGAAAACACCATTCGCGCAGCGATGGGCGACGATCAAGCTCGCCAGTACGTTCTCGCAGCGGATAACACAACAGATAACGCGGGCCTCGTGCCTACTCGCCAGATGGCAGAAGTAGTTAACGGACTCGGAACTACTATCCGTCCATCGATCGACGCAATCTCACGCGGAACACTTCCAGACGCGGGCATGACTTTCGAGATTCCGAAGATTACGCAAATGCCTACAGTCGCAGTTCTAGCCGAAGACGCGTCTCCAATGAGCGACACAGATCAGAACTCAGCTTTCATCACTGTAGACGTTAAGAAGTTCGCTGGACAGCAGACATTCTCTGTCGAGCTTCTAGATCGTACTTCTCCAGCGTTCTTCGATGAACTAATTCGCAACATGGCCGCAGCCAAGGCTAAGGCGGAAAACGCCTACGTTAATGGCTTGCTAATCTCTGGCGCGTCACTAGACGCAACTACTACGACCACTTATCCAACAGCTGCCGAGCTTCTTGGAATCGTGTCTCGCGGAGCTGCTTCTGTTTATTCTGCAACAGCTGGACTACCACGTCCTTTCGCTAAGTCTTTAATCGCTTCGACTGGTCAATGGGCTAACCTAATGACTCTTAACGATTCAGGACGTCCGATCTACATGGCTTCACAGCCACAGAACGCGGGCGGCGTAGTTCGTCCAGATTCACTAATCGGTAACGTCGCGGGCTTAGATCTATACGTAGATCCAACTAACGCGGGCGATGGCGACGGAACTCTTCTAGTCGTTAACCCAGACGCTTACACATGGTACGAAGGACCTACTTTCCGCCTACGCGCGGACGTAATCGCTTCTGGCCAGATTACAGTCGGTTACTACGGTTATGGCGCACTAGCGACCAAGATCGCAGCGGGCGCATTCAAGAATAACAAGGCGTAATCGCCTACAGTCAAACATCGACTAGTTCGCTCCCGAGCTAGTCGAGCAGAAGAAGGGAAGAGCTAATGCCAGCAATAATTACAGCGTCACAGCTGCGATCCGTCCTAGGCGTTAGCTCTTCTCTTTATTCAGACGCCTATCTCGATGACATTATCGACACAGCCGAGCAAGCCATTCTCCCTTTACTTATTCAGAACTCGACAGCTGTAATCGAGTACGAATTAACGTCCAACGTCGCTACATTCTTTACTCGCGAGACTCGGCCTTTCGTAGTCGGACAGTCGATCGTCGTTACTGGACTTCCAGCTCCCTTTACAGCTACGCACACTCTTACAGTCGTTACAGACACTTCATTCTCGGCCGCTCTTACATCTTCGGACGTAACACGTCGCCGTATCGTGCCTAACGGCATGGCAACACTTAGCGGTTATTCAGCCGCGACTCTTTACGTCGGTAACTCTTCGATAGAGTCCGCGATCTACGCTGTATCTATCGAAGTCTTTCAGTCTCGCACAGCTGCGGGCGGCCAGATCGAAGGCGTCGACTTCGGCGCGACTCCGTACAGAATGGGCCGATCTTTACTTAATCGCGTGATCGGACTTCTAGGTAATTACATCGACGTCGAGACGATGGTCGGATAATGCCAGCCAGCTCTATTCTTACAAGTGTTCGAGATCCACTAAAGACAGCCATCGCGGGAGTCTCGGCTAACGTCTACGACTCAGTTCCAGAAGCTCCGATCGTTCCATTCGCGGCGATCGTTCCGAACACTCCTTACTTACAGCCTAACCTCTTAAGTAAGTCGAACGTAAAGCTTAAAGTTAATTTAATCATTACCGTAGGCGTAGCGATCTACGATAATCAGAGCGCACTTGATAACATCGAGCAGCTTGCTATAAGCATTCTGGCGGCCTTGCCGACAGGGTACGAAGTCGGAGACGTAACGAATCCGATTAACGTCACAGTAGGAGCGTCGGAGATTCTCGCCCTAGAGATTCCCGTAGCAACTTATTACACACAAACAAACTAGGAGATAAACCATGGCCACGACCGTAATAACAGGGCGCGATCTTTCGGTTACGATCGCGACCAAAAACTATAATGAGCAAGCGACAAGCGCAACACTAAGCGGAGACGTAACGATAGATCGTTACATGACGCTATACGGACCAGCTTATAAGTCCGTAGATAAGCAGTGGACGTTCGACATCGAAATGCTCGCAGACTGGGGCGCAGCGGATTCACTCTGTGAAGCTCTATGGAATGCAGCCGAAGGCGCGCCTAATACTGTTCTAGCTGTATCTATGACAGCTGTAACGGGCGCAGTGTTCGCGTTCAACGTTCTACCAATCTTTCCAAGCGTGGGCGGATCATCGCCAGACGCTCAGACTGTTAGCATGAGCTTTACAGTCGTAGGTACACCTACAGAGACCTACAGTTAATTAAAAGAATCGGGAGCAAGTAATGAAACTAGAACTAGAAGTCCTTTACCTTTCAGGAGAAGAAGCTACTTACGTCGCGGCTGTTCCAGAATGGGTTAAGTGGGAGCGCAAGTTCAACGCAACAGTCAACGAAGCAGAATCTAAACTCGGACTCGAAGGGCTTACGTTCTTGGCTTATCACGCTATGAAGCGCGAAGCAGCTGGGAATCCTGTTAAGCCTTTCGAGGTCTGGGTCGAGACTGTAGAAGGAATTACTAGTAAGAAGTCCGACCCAAAAGCTGGCCCGTCGGAAGCTTGAATCGCGCACTCATAGAGTTAGCGATCGCGAGTCGTATTCCGATGAGCGAGTGGCAGACGGCGGAAGACGTTCTTACAGGAATAGAGATTCTGGAGAGGCAGAATGGCAGATAAAAGCGGCCGCGGCACTTATGCCATTACTGTCGATCCTTATGAGTTTAAGAATCTTCTAGGTTTACTGGGTTCATTCCCAGCCGAGTATCAACAGCTCGTCCGAGATCGCGCGCAGCCTTTATCGCAGCGACTAGCTGGTCAACTTATGATGAGCGGCTTATCCGCTCCAGCTCCACAGACGAAGCTAGTAGTGCAGACGATTAAGACTCCACGCGATCGTCTTATTCGCGTCGACATCGGTGGCCCTAAGAAAGTAGGCCGTCCTTATGGCGGCGAAGCTTCTAAGAGTGGCAAGGGTAATAAAGTTAAGCGACAAGCTGCGCCAGCGGGCGCGCTGTTATGGGGAACAGAGTTCGGTTCTCATGGCGGCGTCGACTCTATCGGTCGCGTCTTTACGAATCGCTTTAAGACACCTTATAACAAGCGCGGCTACTGGATCGCTCCAGCTGTAGACTTCTACGTTCCAGTCGTAGCGCGGGAGTATACGCTTATGATTCAGGAAGTCGCTAAAGAACTGAGGTTAAACTAATGGCGGGCATTCCGAAGATAAAGATCACGTTCGACGCCGACTTCGACGAATTAAAAAAGGGCGTTAAAGGCGCGCAGAATGAAGTCGAAGGCTTCGGATCTAAGGTAGGAGACTTTGCTAAGAAGGCTGGAGCAGCGTTCGCACTAGCTGGCGCGGCAGCTGCGGCCTATGCTGGCAAGCTGCTTATAGATGGCGTTAAGTCTGCCATCGCAGACGAAGCGGCTCAAGCCAAGCTCGCGACTACTTTACAGAACGTTACAGGAGCTACCGACGCCCAGATCGCAGCTACAGAGGCTTACATAACTGCGACATCTTTAGCTAACGGAATTACGGACGACGATCTTAGGCCGTCGCTAGACAGACTACTCAGAAGTACGAAATCAGTTACAGAAGCCCAGAGACTTCAACAGATCGCCCTAGACGTTAGTGCGGGTTCGGGTAAAAGTTTATCCGCGGTCTCAGAAGCGTTAGCCAAGGCTTACGACGGGAACTTCGCAGCATTAAAGAAGCTTGGCATTCCAATCGACGAAAGCATTATAAAGACTAAAGACTTCGACGGAGCTATGGCCGCTTTATCGGCGACATTCGAGGGACAAGCTTCTAAACAAGCCGATACTTTCCAAGGCAAGATGGCGCGTCTTACTGTTGCATTCGATGAAGCAAAAGAGACAGTAGGTTCTTACGTTCTAGACGCTATCACTCCGTTAATCTCTAGCTTCGTCGATAAAGGTATTCCAGCGATCTCTAAGTTCGCCGATGGTCTTGGTAAAACTTTAGGCCCAGCATTCGCCCAGATCTTTACATTCATTCGAGACGAACTTCTGCCAGTCTTAGTTAAATGGTGGACATTCCTTTACACAGAAGTAATTCCCGCTATAGGTAGCGTAGTTAAACCGATCCTTGAAGGTCTACGAGACGCATTCTTCCAGATTAAAAAAGTGATCGCGGACAACTCCGAAGAGCTAGAACCTTTCTTTAATTTATTAAAGAAAGTCTGGGAGTTTACTAGAACTTATCTCGCGCCGTTATTAGGTACTGTCTTCAAGGCGTCACTTCAAGGAATCGCGACGGCTGTCTCGGTACTCGTAACAGGATTCTCCAGTTTAGTTAGCTTTATAACTGCCGCGTATAACATGATTAAAAAGCTAGTCGACTTTATCGCTAGTAATCCAATTCTTAAGGGTATCGGTAATTTATTCGACGCTGCTTTCGGCGGCGGTAAAGCTATGGGCGGTCCTGTCTTATCTGGCAGCTCTTACCTTGTCGGAGAACGCGGCCCAGAATTATTCACGCCTAACACTAGCGGCATGATTACGCCTAACAATCGTCTCGGCGGGTCTGGCGGGAATGTCGTTAACATTACGGTAAACGGCGCGATAGACGCAGAAGGTACGGCCCGCACTATTATCGACGTTCTTAATCGTTCAGCTGCTCGCGGCGGCGGCGGCTATAACGCCCTAGTGAGCGTCTAATGAGTGTCTGGACTCCCGAATGGCAAGTCGAAGTTAATGGCGGAACGGATTACACGAATCTAACGCTTACGAATCTCTCGATCACTTCTGGCCGTACAGACATCTATTCGCAGCCTAGAGCGGGCTACTGTTCTCTAGAGATTCTTAATCTGGACGAAGCTCCGTTAGACATCGACGTTAACGATAACGTCTTGATTAAAGTTAAAGATTCAACGGGGACTTACGTTAATTTATTCGGCGGAGACGTTACAGACATTCAAGTCTCAGTCGTCAATAGCAGCGGAACGCAATCGAATCAGATTATCAGCTTAACAGCTCTCGGAGCTTTATCTAAGCTTCCAGTAAGTCTTACAGAAGGCGTCTTATCTCAGGACTTCGACGGCGATCAGGTTTACACAATTCTTTCGGATCTACTTCTTAATAACTGGAACGAAGTAGCTCCCGCTTTAACATGGGCCGATTACTATCCGACGACAACATGGGCAGACGCGGAGAACGTAGGACTCGGCGAGATAGATCAGCCAGGTGATTACGAACTCGCAGCTCGTACAGCTTCTACGACCGACGTGTATTCTCTTATTAACATTCTGGCCACTTCTGGACTCGGTTACATCTACGAAGATTCATCGGGCCGAATCGGGTACGCCGATAGTACGCACAGAAGCCAGTATCTAGCTACTAATGGCTACACAGTTATCTCGGCCCAAGACGCTCTTACTTCTTCGATCTCAACGATTAAGCGAATCGCAGACGTTCGCAATAACGTAACGATCCAATACAATAACGGCGGCGAAGTATCGGCTAGTGACACTCAATCTATAGCGACCTATGGGCAACAGGCCCATGCAATCTCGACAACTCTAAAACACGCCGCAGACGCTACGACCCAAGCTAACTTCTATCTGGGACTTAGGGCCTTTCCGCAATCTCAATTCCAAGCCATTACTTACACGCTGGCCAATAGCAACATAGACGACTCGGATCGAGACGCACTTCTTAACGTCTTCATGGGCCTACCGCTAGACATAGATAATCTTCCGCCGAACATTCTCCTCGGACGCTTTCAAGGCTTCGTCGAAGGCTGGAGATTCTCCGCGGGAGTAAACAGACTCGACATAACTCTTACTCTCAGTCCTACGGCTTTCAGCTTGCAGTCGATGAAGTGGGAGAACGTGAGTGTCGCCGAGAGCTGGAATACTTTATCTTCTACACTTATCTGGAACGACGCGACAGTAGTCGCATAAAGGAGCAATAAATGGCAACGAGTCCCTTATTCGGCTGGGAAGAACCCGACGATACCGATCTAGTTAAAGACGGCGCAGCTGCGATCCGTACGCTGGGCAACGCGATCGACACGTCGATGGGCGATCTTCTAGGCGGCACTACTGGCCAGATCTTATCCAAGAACTCGGCTACGAACATGGACTTTACATGGATCACTAACGACGTAGGAGACATAACTGCGGTAAACGTAACTGCTCCCATTACGGGCGGCGGAGCTTCTGGAGCTGTAACTATCGGCGTAAGTGCAGCTTCGACAAGTGCTTCGGGTGTAGTGCAATTAAGCGACTCGACTTCTACGACTTCGAGCGTCTTGGCTTCTACTCCAACAGCTACTAAAGCGGCTTACGACTTAGCAGCTGCAGCCGCTCCAGCTTCGACGGCTGCAACTTTAACGGGAACGCAAACTTTAACGAATAAGACTTTAACAGCTCCCGTAATTAGCACTCCGAAGATCTCATCGACTTACACAGCTAAAACAGCTTCTTACACTTTCGTCTCTGGCGATGAAGGCAACATCTTCAGCATGAATAACGCAGCTACTCAAGCGTTCACTATTCCAACAGACGCGACGTTCAACTTCGCAATAGGTACGGAGATTAACGTCTTCTGGATTACTGGAGCTGGGCAGCCGACTATCTCAGCGGTTACTCCAGCTACTACTACTGTTATCTCAACAGGTGCAACTAGCGCGACTCCTAAATTAAGAGTGGCCAATTCGGGTGCAACGTGTAAGAAGTTAGCTGCTAATTCTTGGATAGTATTCGGAGACATCGCGTAATGTCTCCAATGCTGGGAATAATGGCAAGCGGCGGCAAAAACGTCGGAGTGCCAGTTACTTATCTAGTCGTCGCGGGCGGCGGTGGCGGTCAAACGTACTCCACCTTCGGGTCTTCAATTAGTCCAGCGGG